CCCCCCCCCCCCCCCCCCTGCCGTTAACGTCTACCTCTTCGTCCTTGACCATCACCCTATCATCGGGTCGGTGCGCCTCACTCATCACCTCGTGGCGGGAGTATTCCCACTGCTCTCGGAGTATGGCCATGCGCTCCTCCTTATACTTGGCTCGCACCTTAGGGATAGCGGAGAGCTTCGCCTCCAGCGTCTTGTCTGTCTGTTCCATATAGTCTAAAATATGCCCTCGTAGCTTCGCCTCTGTGTGCCTGACCAGCCGAGGATGTTACGTAGTATGTAGTAGCGGGTAGCGTCTATGAGGTGGTTGTTAGCGTCTATCGGCTCGTTCGTGTACTGCCCGTCCTTGTCCTTAGCCCAGCAGTAGTTGTCAAGCTCGTATTGCAGGTTCTTGCTCCGTGCGGTGATGCAGATGTCCATCTCCAGCATCTTGTTGATACCAGCAATGACACTGCCTGCACCCTTGACCACGGGGGAGACACGCAAGCCACCTGCCCTCAGCTCGTCAATGAGTCGGGGGTCGGCAGAGTCTGCCGTGATGTCAAAGCTGGAGTACTGCCGTAGGGCTTTGATGATGTCACCGCTCCCCATGTGGGTGTTGTAGCATATCTCGTCAAGGTAGAGCGTATTGCCATACACACCGCAGAAGATACCAGCGGTGGGGTCGTTGGTATAGCCGAAGTCCAGCCCCAGCCCGCAGCGCTGTACGAAGTGGGGCATAGAGTCCACCACGGAGTACCTCTTGAAGATAGCCCCCTCGTTCATCTCTGACCACTTCCCGATAACGATACGTTGGTACTTCTCGGGGTTGTTCGCCTTGATGTCCTCAATCTCGCTCACGAACTCCCGAGAGAGGTATTCTAAGTTGTCAAGGTAGGTTGTATGGATGTGTAGTACGTTGGGGTGCGTACTTATCTGCACGGGCACCCCATCTATCACCTCTATGCGGTGCGTGTCCTTGATGTACTTCTGATAGACGAAGTGGGAGGTGCTTGCGGGGTTCATCACCACGATGACCATATTCTGCACCCCCTTAGTACGAATGGAGAGCACCATCTTATCGTAGTCCTCTTCGCTGCGCCATTCTTCCGCTTCGTCACACACGAACACCGACACGCCCTGAATACTCTTGAGCTTTGCGGTCTGATTTCCCGAGGAGGCGAGGATACCCATAAACATAAGCTCACTGCCCGTGTACTTATTGATGATGCGGTCTTTCGTCACCTTGAAGTACTCCTGCGTGCCGTCTCGCTCTATCTTATCCTCTACCTCGGGGATAATAGACTTGCTCGCTGATACCAGCGTGTAGCGAGTGAAGAGTATCTTGCGCCCCTTCTCAAACGTGAGGCGCTCGAGGAAGCGAGCCACCTCAAAGCTCTTCCCCGAGCCTCGCCCACCCGTGATAAGCACAATGAACTTATCCTTATTCGTGTAGAGCGGGTGGTAGACGGAATGCACAGGGGTATTGGTCTCCCTCTCTACGGCCATAGCTATTCGGTATTGTTCTTAATCCACTTTTCGATAGAAACGCCCACCTTCATCTCTCCACTGACGTTCACAGATACTTCTTGCCCGAAGCCCTCCATCTTCCCGAACTTTTCTATCATAAAGCGGAGCATATTAGGGTCGGGAGGAGTGGTGTAGATCTTATTCCCATTCTCGTCCTCACCCGTTTGCCCAACAGCAAGGATATGTGCGGTATCGAGGTATATATCAAGCCTACGTCCCCACTGATTGTGGAATATATCTCTTATATCTGGCTCTTCCTTTTCCCACTGGAGGAAGCGGTAACGTGTTACACCGAGCATTTCGGCCACCTTGCTCTTATTGCCCAAGGTGGCATCTGCGAGCCTGCGGATATCATCTATGGGAGGCATATCGGGCTTCTTTCGTCCTGCACCCTTCGGGCGTGCGCGAGTGTTCGTCTTTGCCTTCTCCTTCTTCGTTGCCTTCTTTGCCATATCCCTATCCTGCTATTAGTTCGTGTACTGCCTCGCCCTTGAGATACTTGTCCGAGGGGTTGATACCTTGGTCGGGTAGGGCGTGCTGGAGCATTTCCATGAAGTAGAGCTTATTGGCGTAGCTCTGGAAGGAGAGTGTCACGTAGGCTTCGCCCTCGTAGTACTCGCCTTCCATCTTACCTGCCGTCTGCGCTCTTACCTCTTTGACGTGTTCCTTGCGTGCTTGTCGCTCTTCGTCTGTGAGGGGTGCAGATATACTCGTGAATCCCTGCGTTGTGGCTTGGTGGTAGTCTGTGATGTCAAATGCCGATGTTTCAGCCATTAGAATGCTGATGTCCGAGCTGTCGAGACCTGCGAGGTCTATGTCTATATCTGGGAGCATCTTTGCGAGTAGGTCGCTATCGAACTCCCCCTGGGCGGTGGTAGAGTTCATGAAGATGTTCTGCTCCTTCTCTTCCTTGTCCGTGAGGTGCAGTACCTCTACTCTGATGGGGTAGTCGTTTTCGCTCGTCTCGGGGTCGTAGCGCTGTATCTCGTCTAAGATGGAGAGCCTCTGATGCCCTGACACGAGGTTGCCCGTCTCTTCGTTCCATACGATACCCCCTGCTAAGCCTACACGCTTTAGGTTTGCCTTGAGGCGCTTGCGTGCGTCCTCTGTGAGCTTACGGGGGTTGTAGGAGGCGAAGTGTATCTCTGAGCGCATCACCTCACGGGCTGGGGCTTGCTTAATCGCCTTGGTCATACTTGGGGTCGTAGTTAAGGTAGTCGAATAGTATCTTCTCTACTTCGGGGAAGCGTGCTATCACTCGCTCGAGGTCTTGCGGGTACTTGTCTCGGCAGAACAGCAGGAACGGGATGTTCGATACGTCCGTGCCTTGGCTCTGCCCGTTGCCGTACTTGAGCGAGGGGATGAGCCTCTTGTGCTTGATGTACGCCTCTACGTCCTTGTTCTTGTAGAGCGAGAGGGGGTAGGCTTTCTTTGTGGCCTCGTTGATCATCTCCTGCTCGTAGGTGCGTAGCATGATGCGTCTGTTGAGGCTGTCCGTCTGCTTGAAGCCGTAGATAGCCCAATCTATGCCCGTCATAGTTCGCACGTCCTCGGTGATGTCGCTTAGCGTCTTGATGCGCTGCTTGGGGTCTTGCTCACAGCCGAACGCCCCGTCCTTGATGTATTGGGTGAGGGCGTAGTGCGGGACTGAGATAAAGCGAGCTTTTGGGTACTTCTGCTTCGCCCAAATGATGTACTTGTCTATATGCTCTAACCCCTCGACCATGTACATGTAGACGCACACGATCTCTTTGAAGTGGGGGTAGCATAAATCGAGCAAGGCGATACTATCCTTACCCGTTGCCGAGTGGAATAGTATCACCTTGTCCGACTTGGACGCTATCTGTCGTATGCACTCAATAGCGAGGCGCATTATCGAACTGCAGCTCTGAGCGCTCTAACGGCACGTGCATTGGCTCGTCGGTGCGTGCGTCGAGCTTCGCCAGATGACTGACCGACTGGGCGGTTCTTTACTGCTCGGTTCTCAGCCGCAACGCCCGAGCGCACGTTGTTGTAACGTCGGATGTTATCGCCTTTTGCCATAATGTAAGATAGTTAAGTTGGTTATCGAAAACACGCACAGCCCTTGTGGCTATGCGCTGCGGTTAGTGTCTTAGAAGTTCTCGACGACGCACACCTTGCCGAGGGCGATAGCCACCCACTCGTCGTCTACCGTAAAGCCCTCTACCTCTGCCTCTGCGAACATTCTCTTGCCCATAGGGCTCACGGGCGCCTTCTGGGACTCTTCTTTAGCGCCTGCGTCTTGAAATTCTACCAGCGCACGGGGCGAGGTAGCCGAGTAGCCCGCTTGAAAGAGGACGTGCGTAAAGGGCTTCACGCCTACCACAGCGTCACCCTCTACCTTGAAGAACTTCTTGATGTAGTGGTCTGAGAGGTCACGGAACTCTACCGTCTTGTCGCCCGAGACGATGCGCTCGAGTGGCTCACGTGCGATGGTGAGGTAGACGACGGCCTTAGCGTCCATGCCGTTTTCAGCCATGTAGGCTTGCATGAGATCTGAGTAGTTCATAATCTTGTTTTGTATGTTGTAAAGTTAGTTAATGAGAAATTGGTTTTATGCCTAAAAGCCAATATGTTACTAATTTCTTTGAAATGACAAAGGGGGCAGGATTGCCCGCCCCCCCCTCGTGATATTAGTTTTCGCCCTCGAACTCTTCGGGGTGAAGCTTGCGATAGTTCTCTACCGACTTGTCGTAGATGCACTCAAACTCGCCACGCTCGCCATCGTTCATCTTGCGGTAGAACCCCTCGGCTTTTAGAGCCCGAAGCACATTATTGTACTTCACGTTGTCTTCTATTTCTTCGCCGTCCTCGTCGGCTTCGTCCTTCATGAGGTCGTCGACATATACGTCTACCTCAATATCAGCGACATCATCAGCCCAAAAGTATCGGGTGCTGACCTTTATCCAGCCGAAATCACCGCTCTCGCCTCTCGTGTCAATCTCGATAGAGCTGTTTGCCATGAGAAGGTCGCCCGTTTCGGCTTGCTTCTCGCAACGCTTGATAGCCTCGTTGTAGCTGAATTCTAATAGCGTGCTGGCGAGGTCCTCTGCGCCATCTTCGCCACCTACGAAATCTGCAAGGTCGTCAACCCTGAGTGAGTAGGTGTCTGCATACTTCTCTGATGGGGTTAGTGCATACTCGCCTTGGCGGTAGCTGAGCTTCTTAGTGTCCATTGTCTTTTGTCTTTTACGTTACGTGTAGATTGCATCTCTTGCTCTCTCACACTACAAAGGTAAGACAAGTTTTTCACACCGCCAAATTTTCGGTGAAATAATTTTCAGAACTTACATATCTGTGTATATATGCGTGTTTGGTTGTTGTTCGTGGAGTGTGTTTTGTGTATTATTTTCTCTCTTTGCACTATTTGAGTGAAAGCACCACTAAGGCGGTGCGTCACCCCCGCTCAGCGCACCAAGGATACCCACAACCGCCCTCTTGTCCTCGGGGCAGGTATTGTAGCGCACGATAAGCGCAGGGATAGAGCGTGAGAGCTGGCTGCGGTTCATTTGTAGCTCTCGGGATAGAGCTTTGGCGAAGTGGCGGGGCAGTCGCTCTCGCTTCTCTATGCACTCGGGGTGCGTGTGCAGGATTACCCCCGTGATAACGAGGTCACGGGCGAGGTACTTGTTCATGTAGTCGGGGAGGGTGGAATATGCCCTCTTGACCGCTTCCGACAATGTGAGCTTCTCGGTGGTATTCATTTGCTTGTCTGCTGAGTTGTTCTGATGGTCTGCTTGATGAGGTCGAGCGTAGCCCCAGTGGTAAGGGTGTCGGGCGTGACACGGAGAACACGCCAGCCGAGAGCGGTGGCGGTGTTGTACTTCTCCATGTCTCCCAGGAAGCCCTTGGGGCGGGTATGTCGTCCCCGCGTCCACACTCCACCCTCTACCTCGATGGCTATCTTATGAGAGGGGATGGCGTAGTCAAAGCGCCACCTCCTCACGGGGTGGAATTTCAGCTCACGGACGCACTCCGTCTTGAGGCAGCTTCGGCAAAGGAAGACGAACAGGTCGTACGGGTCGGGCTTCGGCTCTCTCCGCTTCTTGGAGGTGGTAGCTTTTCGCATAGGCTGTGTAGTTAGTTGTTAGTTACTCTTTGGGGGGCTATTTGATAGGGTACTTCGTCCGCAGGCGGTTTAGCTTATCTGTAAGCGATCGGATGAGAAACTCGATATCTGCCTCTCGGTTGGAGATCACACCCTGCTTCGCCTCGTCGATCGTCGGGTATCGCCCCTTGAATATCTGCTGTCCATCACCTACATGCAGGACGGCATACTGTCCGCCATCGTCGAGGATCCGATATTGACCGCATAGTGACCATGGCGCACCGATGACAATATCTCCGTTCGCTGACGTGTAAAAGTCGTCGACGCCTACGCTGGTGCATCTTCTCTCCTCTTCGGCTATCTCGAGGACGACATCGGTGATTAGGTCGCCTATTAGCTTCGCTGCCTCACGCCATTGATAGAGGATGGCTTTCAGCATAGCTTCTCGCACCTTCTCCGAGGCTCCGTTCGCTTCACAGTGCATCTCGACGGCATAGGTGACTCGGGTGCGGTAGTCATCGGTGACAGCATTGTAGTTGAGGTAGGCGTGTGCCTTTCGGCAGTAGTCGGCGGCCTTTTTGAGGTCAGCCACTGGCGCTCCCTTGAACTTGTATCGCGTTAGGTACTTCACGACGTTCCCCTGGAAGAAGTCGAGATTAAGCCCTGCGATGAGGTCAAGTGGCTGGTGCGGTAGGTCTGTGTAGTGCGTACCTCCTACCTGTGTATCAAGTATGTTCATATGTTAAGTATTTGCGTTTTCGTTAACCTTTTGGTGTGGATATGTTAAGCAAATGGGCTTTTCGTTAACCTATTGCTTCCGATGTTGATCGGACGTGTCGAACATCTCAAGTACGTTTGCTACATACACCTCCCACACGTAGTCCTTCGCCTCCTCAATAGAGGCCTTCTTGATTGGTATAACATCGAAGTCTCGATACTCCCCAATTCCGTAGACTAAGAAGCCCACGCCATTGAGGTGCTGTATGTAGAAGTCGATGCCTATATCCGTGCGTGTGACTATCACTCCACCTCGGTTGGTATCTCTCCATTTGAGCGGTAGAAGCTCACGTTCTAATTGCTCTTTCGTCATAGTCGTTAGTCCTTAATGCGGAGCTGTCGGCAGGTGGACTCGAGGCGTTT